ACATAAAAGAGAAACCTCTACACGTTGATGTTTCAGGTCCCCAAGATAGTCAAGGCAACTTTACTGACATACCAGATTATCATATTTGTGTGATATACTTCAATGACAATGATGGATATACATACTTTGAGGACGGACAGAAAGTGGTATCAAAAGAGAATAGGGCAGTTATATTCTCAGGTGATTTGCTTCATGCAGGCACATCATGTACTGATGCTGACCTGAGAGTTGTTCTCAACATAGACTATTGTAAATGGAATTGACATGGACTTATTCCCTACATTACTGGAAGAATATGATCTCACAGAAGCGCCTGGATTAGATTATCTAAAGAAATATATCAAAGAGAATGGTAAGAATAATGAACACTCACTTGCCGTCAATGGTGTGAGTTCTCATGGTGGTTGGGACCCACTAGATGATGAAGGTTGCAGACCAATGATAGATGTGTTCCATGAATGTTTGAACGATTATAATACTAAGATAGGAAATTACCCTGTAATTCTCAGTGGTTCGTGGTATAATATACTGCCCAAAGGTGGATACACTGCCACACACAGGCATGAGTCTAGTGTGATTAGTGGTGCCTTTTATCTACAGTTACCAGAGGGAGATTTCGGACAGTTTTATGTGGTGTCGCCACTTAAACCATACATGATGTGTATTCACAATATACAACCAACACCCTATGGAGTATATGAGATTGACATTCCAATTAAAGAGAATCATCTATACCTATTTCCTTCGTGGTTAGAACATGGAAGTAGAGTTAATAATACAGAAGGCGAGAGGATTACTATGAGTTTCAATACGAGTGCCGCTCCAAGAGAAATGTTACCTGATTCATTCTTGGAAGCAGTTTGGGGACCTGAGGGGTTGGGTGCAAAGAAAGGTGCAAGTTAATGAGAGTGGTTGATGTATTGCCATTAAAATTAGGTGCAGTATTATATCCAGAACATGACAAATTAAAGTCATTAATTATTGATGAGATCAACAGTCATGGCAATGAATATGAATACAAAAAGGTTGACGCATACGCTAAGGGATTAGAACATTTAGATTATTACTCGCCTCTATCACAGGACAAGTATAAAGAGTTTAGAGAGTGGATAGAACTACAGGCAGAGATATATGCCAAAGATATACTTAACTATGATACTTCTGATTTTGTATTGACAGATAGTTGGTTAAATGTATGTGATAGTGGTGGTCGTCAGAATCCTCATTTTCATATCAATGCCGCTGTCTGTGCCTTATATTATATAAACTTTGATGATGAAGTCCACGCTCCAACATATTTTTACAGACCAAATAACAGTCAGAGTTATCCTGACTATCTTGCATATATGTTGACAAATGAGAAACAGACTAAGTATAATTATGTTAATGAAGTTGTAGGACTAGAAGGTTCGTTGTTACTGTGGCCTGCTAATACCTGTCATGGATATGCAACTAACTATGGCAATAATAGAATTACAGTATCAAGTAATTTGATGCCTAGATATGTCAATGATGTTAGAATTGAACCTCTAACCAAAGAAGAGAGACACACTGCCATGACTACATCTAGGTCTGGTAAACTATGGGATTATCCAAATTTATAACATGGAAGTAGTAAACATTCTGCCAACGCCAGTTCTTATTGTGAAGTGCCCCTTCCATGATAAGATAAAGCAAACTATTCTAGATGAGATTGAGGAACAGAAAGTCAATCAGTTATCTTACAATGTAAACTCAAAGGAGTTAAAGCACGTTGGACATTATTCTGTTCTACATGATGACAGTAAGTATGGAAGATTTAGAAACTGGTGTGAACAACAAGCAGAATACTATGCAAAGGAAGTGAAGGGCGACTATGTACAAGAGACAGTACAAGTTACAGACAGTTGGTATAATATAAGTGACAAAGGTGGATACCAACACCCTCACTTTCATAGCAATTCTTACTTAAGTTGCATTTATTATGTGAACTTTGACGTTACAAAAGATCATGTAAATACACACTTTACTAGAGAAGAGAGTCTATATTTCCCTGTAATGCCTGCTCTTGGGTTGATAAGGAAAAAGTTTACTGAATACAATCAGGACAATCAAATCATGGTGAGTGAGGGCGAACTAATGATATTCCCCTCTCAGATCATACATGGATATGATGATAATAAAGGAGACAACAGAGTCACACTATCAATGAATATGATGCCTACCATAGTGACTAATGGAGATTACGGTTGGCGATGTGTAAACCTGACACCACAAGAGAGAATGAGGGCATTTGATACTAAGGAAAATTTAAACTTGACAAAGGATAAGTGATGCCCTATAATCAGTACAGGGAAACAAATGCTACGGTATTTTGTTTCTCGCACCCAATTATATTACGGACATGAGGACTAAGAGTAAGATTGCCCACTATCACATGAGAAATAGTGAGTATGGCACAGGTATGGACATTCAGTTGAATCAACTCAACAATTCCTTTAGTGCCTTACTTAAGATGGGTATAGGTGCTCTTATTGGTTACTACATTCACAAATTGACAAGGAGTGGACGGTTGAGGTAGTGGCACACAGTTGGTTGCAATGTGGTCATCATGCAGTAATATATGAATGTGAAGGGAAGGTTTTGTGTTTGTTACCTTCCTTTCCTTTTCTCTTTTAACAAACAGCAATACAAACAAATTATGACAACACTTGAATCATCTATCACTAAGACTGAAGTTCTTGGGTGGACATGGGAACTGTGCCGTGCTCTTGAGCAACAGTACAAGAATTATGCAGTTCGCTCCTGTATCAGGAACAATGAATCTGAAATGAATCCATATCTACAGGAGAGGATCAACAAACTTGAGAATGATGAAGAGTGTATGAAGTTCACTATCACATCAGGTAAGAAATACTACAAGGTCATTCAGAATGACTATCGTAATGGCAAATATGAGAGTGCAGGGGTTCATGCTTTTGTTGATAAAATGACAGGTGATCTTTACAAACCTGCTTCATGGAAAGCACCTGCTAAACACGTTAGGTTCAAATTGAGTGACCCTAATCAACGTGGTTGGGTGTATGCAAATTGCGACTGGGCGGGTGGTTATCTGTACATCAGGTAATCCCCACACCTATCTAAATAATCAAAGAGTTACATAAATCATGGGATACGATTCACTAACATCAGACACAGAGGCACTTACAAAGACTAAGTTGCAAACAGTTGACAGACTTAAGAAACAACTACAAGCAGCAATGCGAACCATTGGCAACCTTGATGAGAGATTGACTTCACTGGAGGCAATGGTTAATGCTGCCTTGTTTAAACAACAAGATGACATTAAGACTCTTATTGCAGAGGTAAATTCACTCAAAGGTAAGATGGAACTAGAGAAAGCATCTAGTAAATTTGACATGGACGCTGTTCCCGCTCAACCAGCAGGAGCGCCTCCAGTTGGATAACTGGCACACAAGCAGTTGCAGGGGACTCTAACCCCATTATAATAAGAGAGTAACACACAGGAGACAAATGCAACTCACCGCCAAATCAATGCAAGTGGAGTTTCGCCCCCATAACATTCTCACCGATAAGTTTGTCTTTACTCTTAAACTCAAAGGTGATGTTATGTCTCAACGTCTTATGAATAAGCGTGAAATGACTGAAACTATCGCTGCACGTTTGGATATTGGTTATGAAGTTACTGACTTCCTGACTGAACCACAAGAGTTTCATGTCTGTATGTGTTGATTTTTTTTTTTGTAAACCTTGACTATTAAAACAATGGACGATTTTGATTTTGAACAGATTGATGAGTTTGAAGGACTTGAGCAAGATGATTGGTTGATGGACATTAACGGAGTCCGAGAGGAGTTCGACCCTGAGACTCAAAAACTGTTGGCACAGTTCTGATACTGGCACAAGACCCCTTGCAGGGGTCTTTTTTTATTCTATACTATGATTATTGAAACAACTGATTATGCAACTTAGAGATCATCAAAAAGAGATTACACAGATCATGCAATATAAGTGTGGTCAAGTGCTTGTGCCTACTGGTGGTGGTAAGACAATGTGTATGATTGTTGATGCTAAGTGGCGACTCAGTATGCCTATTCCACAGACTATTATTGTTGTTGCTCCTCGTATCCTACTTGCTCAACAACTATGTGAAGAGTTCCTCGAGCATATTGATAATGCAGAGGTGCTTCATGTTCATAGTGGAGAGACAAATTATAAGACTACCACTAATCCAAAAGAGATTCAAGAGTGGCATCATAACAGTACAAAGAATCAGTTGATCTTTACTACATATCATTCACTTCACAGAATCACAGATGATGTTGAAGCGGATACAGTATATTATGATGAGGCACACAATTCAGTTCAAAGAAACTTCTTTGAGAGTGTCAAGAATCGGTCTAACATCACTCGGAGGAAGTTTTACTTCACTGCCACACCTAAACATCATACATCACAGGAGCGAGGTATGAACAATGAGAAGGTATATGGCAAGGTGATTGCAGAAGTGCCTGCTCCAGAGTTGATTGAGAAAGGTTATATTGTACCGCCTCAAGTTAAGTCAGTCAAGTATCCTGTCGGGTTCTATGAATCAGTCGAGGAGATTGACAGGTGTATGATTCTTGATGCTCTCAAGAATGAGGAGCACATGGACAAAGTGTTGGTCACTGCTAAGTCTAGTAAGAATATTCACAGATTGATTACTCGTACTGATTTCATGGCAGTATGTCATTCTATGAAATACAATGTCATGTGGATTACATCTAAGTATGGTGCTATCATCAATGGTAAGAAAGTCACTCGTAAGACATTTTTCAATCTGATGAACAAGTGGGGTGCTGACCCTGACAAGAAGTTTATCATGTTTCATCATTCTATTCTCTCAGAGGGTATGAATGTGAGCGGATTGACTGCTTGTATTCTATTGAGAAACCTTGATCTAATCACTATGGCACAAACTATTGGTCGAGTCATTCGACTACATAAAGAAGATGCACTTAAGATTAGCACAGGTGCTTTGAAACCAAACATCAATGGCAGTGGTTATGTAAAACCATTTGGCAAGATGTTTGTACCAGTTTACAACAATGTTGGTATTGGTACAGAGCGCAGACTTCAATCAGTTGTTGATACTATCTTTACCAAAGGGGAGGCACAGGTATCAAGAGCGACAAGGTAGTTGCAGATAATTCAATCTTATAGTATAATCAAACTACATGGTAACTAAAACCAATGGCACAAATTGACAAAATCAGATCACAATGTCTCTCTGAAATGGAAAATCACTTCGCCATGCAGATGAGCAAACTGGTTGATGATCTCGAACTTGAAAACGCTGAAGCATTAGTACAGGAAATGATGATCGAGGCAGAGGATTTTGATGATGCAGACTTGTTTCTTGATGACATCACCGATTGGAGTGATGCAGACATTTCTAATATCCAGTTTCAAGATATAAACGATATTGAGGTGGACAATTAGTAGTAAGGAAGAACGCCAAACTAGAAAAGAACTTATGAAAATAGTGTATCCTGACCACTTGAAATTTCTAAAGAAACTTAAGGCGGAGTTAAAAAGAGACAAGGGCATCAAACCTAGACGTAAATCAAGAAATAACTATAAACACAAATGAATGCTCAGTCTCTAAATCTATTTGGTATCCCTATCACTAAATTCGTGATAGATGATTGGAGCGAGAAGAAATCTAAACTCTTAAAACTAATAGATTTTAGTGATAATGATATTGTAGAGTGTCAGACTGACTACTACAAGTATCAGACTTCAGCACCATATCTTAATGAGTTTGTTGATATATTGCAAACTGATTTAGATAAGTTAGTTAATGAATACACACAAATATTGAGTGATAGATATAGAGGAGATTGCCCTTTCAAAGGTGTTGATGAGTG